TGCAGCACCACGTCAGTGCGGTTCACCCCTTGTCGGGGGTAGAAGATGCGCAGGAAGTCGTACGTGCCAGCCCACGGCAGTGCGCCTGTGCCAGCTGAGCGCACGTCGTAATCGAAGCCGCCGAGGCACTTCGCCAGCTCGTCAAGCGCGGCACCGTAGTTCTGCCCGCCTTGATAGTTGCGCGTGACGATGTTGCCGCTGAGCCCTCGTGTCGTTCCGTCAGGGTTCACTGGCGACACGCTGAGCGGCAGCAGCGAACCGGGCACGAACGACGCGCCGGTGATCGTGCTGTGACCTGTCGTGGCAGCGGCGACGAGGTTCTGCACGAGCGTGTCCTGGTCGATGTTCGTCCAGCTCGCCCCGTTCGGGTTCGTGTTCGCACGTCGGTTCAAGTGTGCGAGCTGATCAAGGCACGTGATCGTCACGACGTGGCTCTGCTCGTCAAGATTGTCCTCCGAAGCGGAGACGACGCCTCTGAACACAGTGACGTCCTGCCCGCTGCGATCGTCCCAACGCCAGGCCACGACGTCGTGCTGCAGCTCTTGGATCAGCGCAGCCTCTGGCGCTTGGCCGTCCACGTCGAGCGTCAGCGTCGCTGGGCTGTTCCACGCTTGGACGATCTTGCGACTGCGAGCACGTGCCAGCTCAGCCAGCAGCGTCTGCTGCAGGTTCTGACACGTCGAGACAGTCGGCTGGTTGAAGTCTCGGCGGTGCAGCGTGAAGCGCCAGAGCGCTCGACCAGCTGGCAGCGGGTAGGTCGTTCGCAGCTCGGGCTCGTCTCGCCCCTCGATGACGTCGAGCGCTACCACAAGTAGCCGTCCTGCCAGCTCGCTTGCACTTGCGTCAGGTTGCTCGTGACGAGCCCTGAAGGGTCACCGGCCATGATCATCGTCCACGTGACGCCTGCAGCGAGCACCGGCCACTGGCTGACTGACCAGTCGATCGAGCCGATGACAGGCTGCGTCGGGTCGCCGTCGAGGTACGCAGTGCGTGCTGCGCAGTCGATCTGCACGAAGTGACCAGTGGCGATCTGGTAGCCGCTCAAGAAGTTCAGCACGACGTTCGGCTGCCCCGATGCGACCCAGCTGAGCTGTGCGCGCGTGATCGGCCCGTACACGCGCAGCAGCGGTCGCACAGCGACGTCGCCGACGCTGAGCAGCGTGCCGTTCGCCTGCGAGCCGCCGCCGAGCGGGTACGTGTACGGGTACACCCGCGGGTAGACACGACCTGCGCCTGTCGAGCCTGACCAGCTCGTGACGCTCTGCACGTTCACGTCGCGCAAGATCGGGTCAGCAGCGTGCCACTGCAGCACTATGTCGCGCTGCACTGCGCCGACGATGGGCCAGTCGTAGGAGTAGCCACGCAGCGTCAGCGTGCGCTCAGGGGCCCCAGCTCGATCGAGCACGACGTGCAGCACAGGTCGCACGTTCGGCTGCATGAACGGAGCGAACAGCGACGCCACTGCGTCGATGCGGGCACCCATCGACTGCATCGCTGTGATGTTCGCTTGCACGACTCGACCGGCCATGTACGACGTGCGGTCGTCCTCGCCGTCTTGGTCAGGCTTGTTCGTCAGCACTTCACGCACGACAGGCGCACCGAGGTCGAGACTCTGGCAGAAGTAGCCGCTTGCAGGATTGTCGAGCTGCACGCTGTTTGCGCCGAGCACGAGCCACGCCTGACGCACGCAGCTCGGGAACGCAGCAGCGACACTCATACTCACAGCGCGGCCACCCGAGTCGCCCAGGCGAGACGCTTCATCGTCGCATCGACGTCAAGCTCCTTGTAGAAGTGCGCGTGCTCGATCTTGACGCCAGCCCCCATCGCACCGCTCGGGATAGGCGTGATCGCTTCGCCTGCGTGGGCGTAGACAAGTCCTTCCTTCGTGATCAGACCGCCCTGCGCCAGCAGAGGAATCTGCGGTACCCCGATCGTCACGCTCGGCGTGTGCAGACCGAAGATATCGACGCTCGGCGTCGTGAAGTGCAAGCTGTTCCACGCGCTGATCACTGCGTTGACTGCAGCCTTGAAGCCAGCTGCCATCCAGTCCCACATGTGTGCGCCGATCGACGCTATCTGTCCCGGTATGCCGGTGAAGAATCCGACAAAGGCGTTCCAGTTCTGCTCGATCAGATAGACCGCGACGCCGAACGGCCCGGTCAGGATCGCGAGCAGCAGCGGCCAGTTCTGCGCGACCCAGCCGAAGAAGCCAGACACGATGCCGAGAATGTCGTGGAACGCCTGCTGAATGAACGACCAGACGTCAGCGATGACAGCTTTCCAGTTCACAAAGTGAGACGTCACGAGCACGATGACTGCGATGAGCCCTGCGATCGCAAGCACGACGAGCACGATCGGGTTGGCGTCCATCACGAGGTTGAACGCAGCTTGCGCGATCGCTGCGAGCTTCGTGGCGATCGTCTGCCCCTCGACGGCAGCTGTCTCGCCTGCAGTCGCTGCGGCTGCTGTGTCCTGCGCAGCTGACGCGACTGTCGTGCTCGTCGTGAACAGCGCTTGCACGCCTTGCACGACTTTGATCACCGCACCGAGCCCGGTCAGCGCTGCGCCGGCCTTGGTGAGCGCAGGCCCGTACTTCTGACCGAACGACGCAGCACCGTTCTCGACTTCGGTGCGCACTGCTTTCATGTGACCGCTGAACGTGTTTGCTTGCGCACTCGCTTGACCTGCGAGCTTCGTGCCCAGCTCGCTGACGGCTTTCTCGTGCGCTGCGCCAGCGTGCGCTGCGTTGTATTGCGCCGTCGTCAAGTTCTGCGTGCTCGTCTGCACGACTGCGTTAGCGGCGTTCACCTTGTTCTGGGCGTCCTGCAGCTTCATCGCTTGCAGCGCAGTGTGCGTCTTTGACGCGGCGTCAGCCGTCTGCAGCTCGAGCAGCGTGCGCTGCGCAGTCGCTGCGCTCGTCAGTGCTTTCTGGTGCGCAGTCGTCGCAGCGGTCAGCGCTTTCTGCGGGTTCGTCGTCGTCGTGACAGTGATGCCGAACTCTTTGAGCAGCTTCGTGTTGCCGTTGTAGACCTTGCCGAGCTGCGTCGCTGCTGTGCTCAAGTCCTCGTGTCGAGCGGCAGCCAGGTTCGTCGCAGTGTTCAGCAGGTCGAGTGCTTTCTTCGGGTCGCCGGTCGCTGTCGTCAGCTTGCGCAGAGCGTCCTGCGTCTCGCTTGAGCTGTTGCCGAACTTCGCTTGCGACTTGATCGCCCCTTCGATCTTCGTCGCATACTCGTCGTAAGAGTGACCCGTCACTTGAATCGCAGCAGCGAGCTGTTGGTGCGCTGCTTGATCCTTTGAGCCCATCGCTGCGAGCGCAGTGCCGAGCCCGATTGCAGCGCCGCCTATGCCCATCATCTTCGTGGACACGTCCTTCGCGTGCCCGCTCATCTGCTCAAGCGTGCTGTTCGCTGTCTGCAGTGTGCTGCCGAACGGACCGAGCACGCCTGTGCTGTTCAGCGTGTTCAGCACTGAGCTGAACGCACCGTGCAGCTTGCTCGCAGCTGCGCTGCCTGTGTTGCTTGCGTCAGTGAACGACTTGCCGAGGCCGGTGATATCACCGAGCACCCGCACCATCACTGACGGGCCAGGCATCGCTCTTACCTCTTTGACTTCGCTGCTGCAGCTTCTATCGCTGCGGCCTCGCGCTGCATGAGTCGCAGCATCGCTGCGAAGTCAGCGTCACTGAGTGCGTCGATCGCGTCAGGCGTCATCCGCCAGTATCGGCAGAACGCAGCACGGGCGTCTGCGACTTGCCGTTGGTAGGGTTTGCGTCCTCCACTTCGACCTCGACGTCGTACGCATGCAGCCACAGCGCTGTCGTGTCATACGACGGGAAGTCACGCAGCAGCGCTCTGAAAGCGACGATGCGGAACGGCTGCGCTTGCGCAAGCTCACCGAAGTTCGCGCCCTCGATGCGTGACAGCTGGTCGAGCACGCGCTGACTCGGCAGTCGAGCGCTGAACTCGGTGCTGACTCGCACGATCGTCGGCAGCGCAGTCTGCTCAGCTTCGTCGTCGTAGGGTTGGGGTTGGTTCTCGTCAGTCATGCACTGCCTCCGCGTTGGTTGTCTCGTTGGTCCAGTTGAATGAGTCGAGCGCTCGCTGCGCCGCTTCGCTGTAGAGCTGTGCAGACTGCTCTGCGAGCGACTTGGCTGCAGGGAACAGGTAGCGCCCGTCTGCGAGGTACTCACGACCGTGCGGCCAGCCGCCGAACTCGACCGGCCCTGCCCACGGCACGCTCGCTCGCCCCATGCGCACAGCTGCGCCGCTTCGTGTCGCGCTGACACGCACTGAGCTTGCGAGTCGCCCGCTCACGATCGGCAGCTCGCTCGTCGTCGCTTGAGCGACAGGCTCAGCAGCTGTGCGACCGGCCTGCGACAGCTCCTTGTTCAGCTCGCCTGCGTTCTCGCACAGCTTGTTCACGTCTCGCGTGAGCGCTCGCAGCCCGACGACTGCGACAGTCGGGGCCTGCGCCATGTGTCACGCCTTGCCTGCGACCCACGCCGAGCCTGACCAGTGCGCAGCGAGCAGGTCTGCAGTGATCACGTACTGGCCGACAGCCCACGCCGTCGCAGGTGTGGCGGCGATGCCAGTGAGCGCAGCGAGGTTCGCAGGCACGCTCGCCCCGCTCGGGGTGAAGTACCCCGGTGCGCCCGACTGCGCACCTGTCGCAGCGACTGCGCCTGTGCTGATCGTCGGCGGGCTCATCATGTTCCAGTCGATTGCGACTTCCGACGACGTGCCTGCGTCACCGATCAACAGCTCAAACGGTTGCGGCACGCACAGTCCGCTAATGATCGGGTTCGTCGCACTTGCGACTTGCGAGCTGTGCGGTCGTGCGTTGAACGGGCACTGCGCTTGCGTGCTCACATACGACTGGTAGGCCGCGTTCAGCGTCGCGTAGGTCGCTTGCGGATCGAACGACTGGTGAAACGTGACACGCAGGTGCCACTTGGTCACGCCCACTGTGTCGTACTCGCCACAGAAGCTCGTAATGGTCACGAGCTTGTTCTCGGGCACTATTTCGAGGTGCTTGACGAGGCAGCGCAGATTGACGCCGTTCAGGTCAAAGTACGCATCGTTCAGGATCAGCGCGCTCGCTGTCGGCGGCACCGGGTCGCCTGTCGCTGTCAGCGAGACCTCTGGCGGCTCGCCGCCGTTGCCTGCTCGCTCATCTGCGTCGAGTAGTTCAGTGTCGTCCTTCGTTGCTGTTGGCATCGTTCCTCCTTGCTACATGTAGACAGTCAGCACAGCCTCTGCAGCGAGACAGTCAGCGCCAGCGATCTTGGTGGGTCGCCAGTTGCGTTCACCGCTCACCCATGCACGCGAGACGATGCCGCCGAGCGTCGGGTCAGCAGCGTCGATCGACTCACGCACTGTGACGATCAGCGAGTGCAGCTCGTCGTACTCATCGAGTGCAGCGACGCACACGATCGGCAAGATGACCTCGTCAATCGAGAACGCCACTGAGCTGTAGCGCACTTCGGTCGGCCCGCTCACGACGATCGCTGGCACGTTCAGCGTGAACGGCGGTCGTTCAAACACGCTCACGCCTGTCGCTGCAGGCTCGATCGCAGCGACGAGCGCTTTGGCGAGCGGTGCTCGTGACCAGCTCATCCGATCACCACTGCGATGTAACGAGCGAGCAGTGCCTCTGCGTCGTTGTCTTTGACGCCGACTCGCACGACGCCCATGTCACCCCAGCCGATCGTGCCGTCGAGGCTGTCTCGACGTCTAAAGAAGCGTGCGCCGTAGAGCAGCGCGGCCTCGTAGATGCCATCGGGAACGTGCGCCACGAGCGGGTCGATCGGGTTGCCCAACGAGTCAGTACCCCACACAGCAGGGTCGATCCGCCCGATGCAGTAGTCGATCGCAGCGAGACGCGCGCTCTCCACGAGGTCGTCGTCAGGCGTCGTCCCCGCTTGCATGCGCAGCAGCGACAGCAGGTCGTCATGCGTCGGCCAACCGCCGCTGCCTGCGCTGCGTTCGTCAGAGCGTGCGTCGCTCGTGA